GACTTAAAGATATTATCTATCTATAGATAGATCAATTTCTTTCCTAGACTTTTGTCTACTCGATTCAACTAAACGAAATTTTGTCCTTCAGCACACATGTCTATGTGTGCTGAAGTGAAATTGGAATTTCGCTAGGTTTGCTTAGTAGCTAGTACAAGTGTCGTGCTGCTCCAGGGTTCTTGGTGTGGGTTCCGTCTCACACTTCACACCCTCAAAGTAGCCTTCCTGCAGTTTTGTCTGCAGGTTGTGTGGAAAGTCTGTTCCGTCAGACTTGAAACCGATAACTGTTAGCTATGGCAAGCAACCATATTTCGTTGGCTTTTGCCAATGATGAAGAAATTTCAGCAATTGGCTTTGGCTCTGTTGAAGAGGCCGTATCATATTATAGTGATGCCGCTGTCAACGGATTTGACCAATGCCGTTTTGTGTCCTTAGGTCTACAAGATGCCGTGGTTGGTGTTGAAGACGACGATGTCGTCATGCTAATCACTGGTGTCACCCAATTGAGGGCTTATTTGGGCACTTTTGGTGACCGACCTCTGAATCTTCGAGGTTGGTTACTTTTCTCAAATTGCAACTACTTCTTAGAAGAGTTGGATTTGGTTTTTGGCAGGTGTGGTGGTACTACTATACCTGTTGATCAATTTATGTGCGGTGCAGATGGTGCCCCTGTCATCCAGGAGGGTGATTGGACTTTCATGGATTACTTCCAAGACAGTAACCAATTTACACTCAATGGCATCACGTATGTTAAGGCTTGGGATGTAGATAGAAAACCTAACGACTATGCCAAGCAAAATGTAACATGCATCCGCCGCATTACTTACATTACTGACCATCGCCATGTGCTTGCTGATGGTACCACAATGAAGACTGCACGACACCCTAAAGTGAATAAGAGTGTTGTTTTGGATTCCCCGTTTGACCAGATCTACAAAGAAGTTGGTTCTCCATTTATGGGTAACGGCTCTACGTTTGTAGAAATGCTTAAAGACCCAGCTTTCTTCCATGCCCTTATCACGTGTGAATGTGGCAGGTCGGAGTGGACCGTTGGTGATTGGAAGGGATATAATTCTCTTTGTTGCAACATCAAATGCAAACCCATTACCATAGTCACCCCAAAAGCTGTTCCTGGGGCTGTTGTCATCACTAAAGCTGGTATTGGTGCAGGGCTGAAGTGTTACAACAACGTCTTTTTAAAACACATTATAGACCTTGTTGTACCAGGCACTAACTTGGGTTGGGGTGTTTGGCGTATAGCCAAAGTGCAGTCAAAAGATGACGTTGCCACTTCTGGTAATGTCCTTGTTGACGACCCTGAAGACCGTCTGGACCCATGTTATTTTGGTAATGATGGTCCTTTTGCAACCAAGTTTAAATTTCAGTTGCTGGCCAATTCCTTTGACGATGAAGTTAAGGGTGCAATAGTGCAAGGTGTTGTGCATGTTAATACAGCCATATGTGATGTTGTTAAGGACATCTTAGGCCTCCCATGGTTTGTCAAGAAACTAGGGTCTCTTGTTACCGTAATGTGGGATCAGTTTGTTGCAGGTGTTCAAAGCATGAAAATCTGCACTCTTAAAGTTGTTCAGCTTGCCAAGGCACTATCATGTGCCACTATGTCTGTTGTCAAGGGTGTTATCACACTGGTGGCTGAAGTCCCTGAGATTTTCAAGAGACTTTTCTATACATTGACTTCTGCTTTGAAGTCTTTGTGTACCAGTAGTTGTGATGCACTTGTTGTTGCAGGTAAGTCTTTTGCCAAGATTGGAGACTATGTTCTCTTGCCTTCAGCACTTGTCCGTTTGGTTAGTTCCAAGGTTAAGGGAAAAGCTCAATCTGGCATTAAGCAGCTCCAATTTGCTACAGTTGTGCTCGGAGATACTCATAAGGTGGAATCTGATAGAGTTGAATTCTCTAGTGTTAACCTTAAAATGGTTGACGAGGAATTTCCACTGAATCCCGTGGGGCACACTGTGGCTGTAGGTAATCAGGCATTTTTCTGCAGTGATGGCTTGTATCGGTTCATGGCTGATAGAGATCTTGTTATTACAAGTCCTATTTTTAAACCTGAACTTGAGTTGGAGCCAATCTTCGAGTGTGATGCCATCCCAGGCTTTCCAAAAGTTGCAGCCTCTAATGTTGCGGAGCTATGTGTCAAGGTTGACACTTTGCTCTTTAATTATGACAAGATTTATAAAAAGTACAGTACCATTATTAAGGGTGACAGGTGTTATATACAGTGTACCCACACTTTTAAGGCACCATCTTACTACTTTGATGATGATGAGTTTGTTGAACTTTGTACTAAGTATTACAAACTCCCAGATTTTGATGCTTTTTATAATGCTGTGCATGCTGCAACTGATATGGATCAGTTTTGTGCGTTGTGTACTTCTGGTTTTGAGGTTTTTATACCACGTGTTCCAGACTGTCCACCAATTTTGAACGACATAGATGGAGGTTCCATCTGGACTTCGTTCATCTTGAGTGTACGCAGTGCCACTGACTTCATTAAAACTTTAAAAATTGACTTGGGTCTTAACGGCGTTGTCGTTTTTGTGACCAAAAAGTTTAGGAAGGCTGGCGCCCTTTTGCAAAAGCTGTACAATGCATTTTTGGATACTGTGACCAGTTTTATTAAGGTGGCCGGTGTTGCTTTTAAATACTGTGCTACATGTGTTCCAAAAATTGTGATTAACGGTTGTTATCACACAGTGACACGCTTGTTTGCAAAGGACCTGCAAATTCCAACAGAAGATGGTGTTGCCGATTTTAACACATTCAATCATTGTGTGTTTCCTGTTAACCCTACTAGGATCGAAACAGATTCTTTAGAGTTGGAGGAAGTTGACTTTGTGGAGCCAGGTGTTGATGGCAAGCTCGTAATTCTTGATGATTATTCCTTCTATTCGGATGGTACAAATTACTACCCTTCTGATGGCAAAGGTGTTGTTGCATCTTGCTTTAAGAAGAAGGGTGGCGGTGTTGTTACCATTTCTGACGAAGTTCAAGTTCGTACTATTGACCCTGTTTACAAGGTCAGATTGGAGTACGAGTTTGAGGATGAAACTCTTGTCAAGGTTTGCGAAAAGGCCATAGGCACAAAACTTAAAGTAACGGGAGATTGGTCTAATCTGCTTGAAACTTTAGAGAAGGCTATGGATGTAGTGAGACAGCACCTTGATGTGCCAGACTACTTTGTCTATGACGAAGAGGGTGGCACAGACTTGAATCTAACTATTATGGTATCTCAGTGGCCTTTGTCGTCTGACAGTGAAGATGACTTTAAGGCTGTGGATGATGAACCTAATGCCAACACTGATGAGACAGTTGACACTTTTGCTGAAGACGTTGCTGAAACACAGAATGTTCAGCAAGACGTCACGCAAGATGAAGTGGAAGCTGTCTGTGACTTAGTTGTTAAGGCCACTGAGGAAGGGCCCATCGAACATGAGGAACTATCAGAAGATCAAAAGGAAGTGCAACAAGCATTGGCTTTTATTGAAGATAAGCCTGTTGTTGTAAAACCTGATGTCTTTGCTTTTAGCTATGCCAGTTATGGTGGCTTGAAAGTTCTTAACCAGTCCAGCAATAACTGTTGGGTTTCATCAGCCCTAGTTCAATTGCAACTTACGGGTTTGCTTGATAGCGATGAAATGCAATTGTTTAATGCTGGTAGAGTTAGTCCTATGGTCAAGCGTTGTTACGAGTCTCAGCGTGCTATCTTTGGTTCTTTGGGTGATGTCTCTGCTTGTTTGGAGTCATTGTTAAAAGACCGTGATGGCATGTCTATAACTTGTACAATCGACTGTGGTTGTGGTCCAGGTGTTAGAGTGTACGAAAATGCCATTTTTCGTTTTACACCGCTTAAGACTGCATTCCCCATGGGACGTTGTTTAATATGTTCTAAGACTCTTATGCACACAATAACACAGATGAAGGGCACTGGTATCTTTTGTAGAGATGCCACCGCTTTAGATGTTGACACATTGGTTGTAAAACCTTTATGTGCGGCTGTGTATGTGGGAGCTCAAGATGGTGGGCATTATTTGACAAATATGTACGATGCCAATATGGCTGTTGATGGTCATGGTAGACACCCTATTAAGTTCAACACAATCAACACTTTATGTTATAAGGATGTTGATTGGGAGGTGTCTAATGGTTCTTGTGATGTCAAACCATTTTTGACTTACAAGAACATTGAGTTTTACCAAGGTGAACTTAGTGCTTTGTTGTCTGTGAACCATGATTTTGTTGTTAATGCAGCTAATGAACAACTTTCACATGGTGGTGGAATTGCTAAGGCTCTGGATGATCTTACTAAGGGTGAATTGCAGGTGTTGTCTAACCAGTATGTTAGTCGTAATGGTAGCATTAAGGTTGGTAGTGGTGTGCTTATTAAGTGCAAAGAACATTCCATCCTTAATGTTGTGGGACCACGCAAAGGTAAGCACGCAGCTGAGTTGTTGACAAAAGCTTATACTTTTGTTTTCAAGCAGAAGGGTGTTCCTTTGATGCCACTCCTTAGTGTGGGCATTTTTAAAGTGCCAATTACTGAGTCTTTAGCTGCATTTTTGGCTTGTGTGGGTGACAGAGTTTGTAAGTGTTTTTGTTACACTGACAAAGAACGTCTTGCTATTCAAAACTTTGTCACCAGTTTTCAAACAGAACAACCTGTTGAGCCATTACCTGTTATTCAGGAGGTGAAAGGTGTCCAATTAGAAAAACCTGTTCCTGATGTCAAGGTTGAAAATCCTTGTGAACCTTTTAGAATTGAAGGTGATGCTAAGTTTTATGATTTGACACCTTCTATGGTTCAGTCACTTCAGGTTACAAGGTTGGTCTCTTTTACAAACAGTGATTTATGTCTTGGTTCTTTTGTTAGGGATTGTGATGGTTATGTTCAAGGTTCACTTGGCGGTGCCATTGCCAACTACAAGAAGTCTAACCCAGTTTTGCCTGCTGGTAATTGTGTGACTCTTAAGTGTGATGGTTTCATATCGTTCACTTTTGTCATTTTACCCAAGGAAGGTGACACTAATTATGAGAAAAATTTCAATAGAGCCATTGCTAAGTTTTTAAAACTTAAGGGTTCATTGCTTGTTGTTGTTGAAGACAGTTCTGTCTTTAACAAAATATCTCATGCTAGTGTTGCAGGTTATGTGGCAAAGCCGGCACTTGTTGACACACTGTTTGAGGCTAAACCTGTTCAGGTTGTTGTTACTCAAGACCAGCGTAGTTTTCATACTGTGGAATTGTCGACTAGCCAGACTTATGGTCAGCAGTTAGGTGATTGTGTGGTAGAAGATAAAAAAGTCACGAACCTAAAACCTGTTTCTAAAGACAAGGTTGTTAGTGTTGTGCCTAATGTTGATTGGGACAAACACTATGGGTTCGTGGATGCTGGTATTTTCCACACTCTAGATCACACAATGTTTGTCTTTGACAACAATGTGGTTAATGGCAAACGTGTTTTGCGCACTAGCGACAATAATTGCTGGATAAATGCAGTTTGTTTGCAACTGCAATTTGCAAATGCTAAGTTTAAGCCAAAGGGTTTACAACAGTTGTGGGAGTCATACTGCACTGGGGATGTTGCCATGTTTGTACACTGGTTGTATTGGATAACTGGTGTAGAAAAAGGCGAACCTAGTGACGCTGAAAACACTCTTAACATTATCTCACGCTTTCTGAAACCTCAGGGTTCTGTAGAAATGTTAAGAGCTACATCTACCACTTGTGACGGTACTTGCTCAACCAAGCGTGTAGTTTCAACGCCTGTGGTTAATGCAAGTGTTCTTAAGGTGGGGTTAGATGATGGTAACTGCGTACATGGTCTCCCACTTGTTGACCGTGTCGTCTCAGTCAATGGCACTGTTATTATTACCAATGTTGGTGATACCCCTGGTAAACCTGTTGTAGCCACTGAAAATCTTTTGTTAGATGGTGTGTCCTATACAGTGTTTCAGGATAGTACCACTGGTGTTGGGCACTATACAGTGTTTGACAAGGAAGCAAAACTTATGTTTGATGGTGACGTGCTTAAGCCTTGTGATTTAAATGTTTCACCTGTTACTAGTGTGGTTGTTTGTAACAACAAGAAGATTGTAGTACAGGACCCTGTTAAACGTGTTGAGCTGGATGCTAGTAAATTTTTGGACACTATGAATGTGGCTTCAGAAAAGTTTTTCACTTTTGGTGATTTTGTTTCTAGAAACATTATTGTGTTGATTGTTTACCTGTTTAGTTTGCTTGCTATTTGTTTTAGGGCCCTTAAAAAGAGGGATATGAAAGTCATGGCCGGTGTACCTGAAAGGACTGGTATAATACTTAAACGTAGTGTGAAGTACAATTATAAAGCACTGAAATTTTTCTTCAGGCTAAAATTTCAATACATTAAAGTGTTTTTGAAGTTTAGTTTGGTTTTGTACACGTTATATGCACTAATGTTTATGTTTATACGATTTACACCTGTTGGCACACCTATATGCAAGCGGTATACAGATGGTTACGCAAATTCCACATTCGACAAGAATGATTATTGTGGTAACGTCTTGTGTAAGATTTGCTTGTATGGTTATGAAGAACTGTCAGATTTTACACACACACGTGTTATTTGGCAACACCTTAAAGACCCTCTTATTGGTAACATTTTGCCGTTGTTCTATTTGGTATTCCTGATTATCTTTGGTGGCTTCTTTGTTCGCATTGGTATCACGTATTTTATTATGCAGTACATTAATGCTGCTGGTGTGGCCCTCGGATACCAGGACAACGTTTGGCTCTTACATTTATTGCCTTTTAATTCTATGGGTAATATAATTGTTGTTGCTTTTATAGTTACCAGAATATTGCTTTTTCTTAAGCATGTCCTTTTTGGTTGTGACAAACCCTCATGTATAGCTTGCTCAAAGAGTGCTAAACTCACTAGAGTCCCTCTGCAAACTATTTTACAGGGTGTTACTAAGTCATTCTATGTTAATGCCAATGGTGGTAAAAAGTTTTGTAAGAAGCACAATTTCTTTTGTGTTGATTGTGATTCTTACGGTTACGGTTGTACTTTTATTAATGATGTTATAGCTCCCGAGTTGAGTAACGTAACTAAGCTTAATGTTATTCCAACTGGACCAGCTACAATAATTATTGATAAGGTGGAATTTAGTAACGGTTTTTACTACCTTTATAGTGGCTCTACATTTTGGAAGTACAATTTTGATATTACGGAGGCTAAGTATGCCTGTAAAGATGTGCTTAAAAACTGTAATATTTTAACTGATTTTGTTGTGTTTAACAATAGTGGTTCTAATGTGACACAAGTTAAAAATGCTTGTGTTTACTTTTCACAATTACTTTGTAAGCCTATAAAGTTGGTAGATTCTGCGTTGCTTGCTTCCTTGAATGTTGACTTTAGTGCTAATTTGCATAAGGCATTTGTTGAGGTGCTTAGTAACAGTTTTGGCAAGGATTTGTCAAATTGTAGTAATATGAATGAGTGTCGTGAGTCTCTCGGTCTTAGTGATGTCCCAGAGGAGGAGTTTAGTGCTGCTGTTTCTGAGGCTCATCGTTATGATGTTTTGATATCCGACGTTTCGTTTAACAACCTGATTGTATCCTATGCCAAGCCTGAAGAAAAGTTGGCAGTGCACGATATAGCTAATTGTATGCGTGTTGGTGCCAAAGTTGTTAATCATAATGTTCTTACAAAAGACAATGTTCCTGTTGTTTGGCTTGCTAAGGACTTTATTGCACTATCTGAAGAGGCTCGCAAATATATTGTTCGAACCACTAAGACTAAGGGTATCAATTTTATGCTTACGTTTAATGATAGGCGTATGCATTTGACGATTCCCACTATTAGTGTTGCTAACAAGAAGGGTGCAGGTTTACCTTCACTTTTTACTAGGTTGTACAGCTTCTTCTGGCATTTGTGTGTCTTGATTGTTGTGTTGTTTGTCGCCACTAGCTTGTTGGACTTTTCCGCACAGGTTACTAGTGACACACAATATGATTTCAAGTACATTGAAAATGGTGTGCTTAAAGTCTTTGAAAAACCCCTAGATTGTGTGCATAACGCTTTTGTCAACTTTAATGAATGGCACAATGCTAAATTTGGTAGTATACCTACTAATAGTAGGCGTTGTCCTATAGTTGTTGGCACATCTGATGAGGTTCGATACATTCCAGGCGTACCAGCCGGTGTATTTTTGTATGGCAAGTCACTCATCTTTGCTATGAGTACCATTTTTGGCACGTCAGGACTTTGTTTTGATGATAGAGGCCTTACAGACCCAGACTCATGCATTTTCAACTCTGCTTGTACCACACTTTCTGGCATAGGCGGCCGTAATGTTTATTGTTACAGAGAAGGCGTAGTTGATAATGCTAAGTTGTATAGTAGTCTTTTACCACATAGTTATTACAGGCTCATGGACGGTAATCATATCGTTTTGCCTGAAATTATTACCAGAGGCTTTGGTATTAGGACAATTAAGACCCAGGCTATGACTTATTGTCGTACCGGTGAATGCATCGACTCCCAAGCTGGTGTTTGTGTAGGTCTTGATCGTTTCTTTGTCTATAGTAAGACACCTGGTAGTGACTATGTGTGTGGTACAGGCTTCTTTTCACTGCTTTTTAATGTGATTGGCATGTTTTCTAATTCTATACCAGTCACTGTTATGTCTGGCCAGATTTTGCTTAACTGTGTGGTAGCATTTACCGCTGTTATGGCTTGTTTTGCCTTCACTAAGTTTAAGCGCTTGTTTGGCGATATGTCATTTGGCGTTCTTAGTGTTGGCCTGTGCACAGTGGTGAATAATTTGTCATATGTTGTAACTCAAAATTCAATTGGCATGCTTGCTTATGCCACATTGTACTTTTTGTGTACTAAAGGTGTTAGATACTCATGGGTGTGGCATGTTGGTTTTGCCATCTCATATTGTTTCTTAGCACCTTGGTGGGTGGTTTTGGCCTATTTGATTTGTGCGTTGTTAGAATTTTTGCCTAATCTGTTTAAACTTAAAGTTTCTACGCAGTTGTTTGAGGGTGACAAGTTCGTTGGTTCTTTTGAAAGTGCAGCATCAGGTACTTTTGTACTTGATATGCATTCATACCAAAAACTTGCAAATTCTATCTCAACAGAAAAACTCAAACAATATTGCGCTTCATACAACCGTTATAAGTATTATAGCGGTAGTGCTAGTGAGGCAGATTACCGGCTTGCATGCTTTGCACATCTGGCTAAAGCTATGAGTGATTTTGCTAATGACCACATGGATAAGTTGTACACACCACCAACAGTTAGTTATAACTCCACATTACAAGCTGGCTTACGTAAGATGGCCCAGCCTTCAGGTATTGTGGAAGGTTGTATTGTCAGAGTTTCTTATGGTAATTTGACACTTAATGGTCTTTGGCTTGGTGATACTGTTATCTGTCCTAGACATGTTATAGCAAGTAACACTACTAATGTGATAGACTATGACCATGCTATGTCTCTGGTTAGATTACACAATTTTTCAATTTCTTCAGGCAATATGTTCCTGGGTGTTATTAGTGCTTCTATGCGTGGCACTTTGTTGCATATTAAAGTCAATCAATCTAATGTTAACACACCTAATTATACCTATAAGGTTTTGAAACCAGGTGATTCTTTTAACATTTTAGCATGTTATGACGGTAGTGCTGCAGGTGTTTATGGCGTTAATATGCGTACAAACTACACTATCAGAGGTTCTTTTATTAGTGGAGCTTGTGGTTCACCAGGCTACAATATCAATAATGGTGTTGTAGAGTTTTGTTACATGCACCACCTTGAGTTGGGTTCTGGCTGTCATGTAGGTAGCGACATGGATGGTACCATGTACGGTAAATACGAAGATCAGCCGACATTACAAATTGAAGGTGCTAGTAACTTGGTTACTGAAAATGTTTGCTCGTGGCTTTACGGTGCTCTCATTAATGGTGATCGCTGGTGGCTCAGTTCTGTTAGTGTAGGTGTAGATACTTATAATGAGTGGGCCTTGCGCAATGGAATGACGGCATTGAAAAATGTCGATTGTTTTTCCTTGCTTGTTGCAAAAACAGGTGTTGATGTAGGTAGATTGCTTGCATCTATACAAAAGTTGCATGGCAATTTTGGTGGTAAGAGCATTTTGGGTTGCACTTCATTGTGTGATGAATTTACTCTTTCTGAAGTAGTCAAACAAATGTATGGCGTAACACTTCAGAGTGGTAAGGTTTCCAGAGCTTTTAGAAATGCATCAATAGTCTGTTGTTTATTATTTTTGTTTTTGTCAGAAATGTTGAACCACTCAAAGTTGTTTTGGATTAACCCAGGTTATATTACACCAGTTTTTCTAGCAATTATTGTTGCCTCATCTGCACTAATGTTGTTGGTTAAACACAAGTTGTTGTTTTTGCAACTTTATTTGTTGCCATCATTGTGCATAGTGTCTGGTTATAATATTTTTAAGGATTATCATTTCTACACTTACATGCTTGAAGAATTTGACTACAAGGTGCCTTTCGGTGGATTTAATGTTACAGGTGTTCTTAACATATCACTTTGTTGTTTTGTTATGGGTTTGCATACTTTTAGGTTTTTGCAAACACCTAACAAGATCTTTTCTTATGTTGTTGCAGTGTTAACAGTTTTGTACACCTATTATTATTCCACCGATGTCTTAGGTCTTATTTTGACCTCTATGTCTGGTTTTACTAATTACTGGTTTATTGGCACTGCTACTTATAAGTTAGCTACCTATGTTTTGCCACATACATCTTTACTTGATAGTTTTGATGCTATCAAAGCAGTGGTGTTCTTGTACCTGTTATTGGGTTATTGTAACTGTGTCTATTATGGCTCGCTATACTGGATTAACAGGTTTTGCAAGCTCACATTGGGTTGCTACGAGTTTAAAGTCAGCGCCGCAGAATTTAAATATATGGTGGCTAATGGACTACGTGCACCTACTGGTGTTTTTGATGCCTTGATACTTTCGCTGAAACTTATTGGCGTTGGTGGTAGGAAAACCATCAAAATATCTTCTGTTCAGTCAAAACTCACTGACTTGAAGTGCACTAATGTTGTGTTGTTGGGTTGTTTATCCAATATGAACATTGCTGCTAATTCAAGGGAGTGGGCTTACTGCGTTGATTTACATAATAAGATTAATTTGTGTAACGACGCTGAAGCAGCTCAGGAGATGTTGTTGGCATTGTTGGCTTTCTTCTTAAGTAAGAACAGCGCTTTTGGTGTGGATGAGTTGTTGGATTCTTATTTCAACGATAGTTCTGTCCTCCAGAGCGTTGCAGCCACATATGTTAACTTGCCTTCCTATTTGGCTTATGAAACAGCACGTCAAAGTTATGAAGACGCTTTGGCTAATGGTTCTCCACCCCAGTTGGTCAAGCAACTCAGACATGCTATGAATGTGGCAAAGAGTGAATTTGACCGTGAAGCATCTACACAACGAAAGTTGGATAGAATGGCTGAACAAGCTGCTTCACAAATGTACAAGGAGGCACGTGCTGTAAATAGAAAGTCTAAAGTTGTTAGTGCTATGCACTCTTTGCTCTTTGGTATGTTAAGGCGATTGGATATGTCATCTGTTGACACCATTCTTAGTTTAGCTAAGGATGGTGTTGTGCCACTTTCTATTATTCCTGCTGTTAGTGCTACAAAACTTAACATTGTTGTTTCAGATATTGAATCATATTCTAAAATACAACGTGAAGGTTGTGTGCATTATGCCGGTGTTATCTGGTCTGTCGTTGACATTAAAGATAACGATGGCAAACCTGTGCATGCAAAAGAAGTTGTAACTAGTAATGTGGAATCATTAGCTTGGCCCTTATTCCTTAATTGTGAACGTATTATTAAGTTGCAGAATAATGAGATTATTCCTAGCAAGATTAAGCAACGTCCAATTAAGGCAGAAGGTGAGGGTGTTGTAGCAGATGGTAATGCACTATACAGTAATGAGGGTGGGCGTACGTTTATGTACGCTTTTATCTCTGATAAACCAGATTTGAAAGTAGTCAAATGGGAATTTGATGGTGGTTCTAATGCAATTGAGCTTGAACCTCCTTGTAAATTCTTAGTGGAAGCACCTAGTGGTCCTGTTGTTAAGTACTTGTACTTTGTGCGCAACCTTAACAATTTGCGCAGAGGTGCAGTGCTAGGTTTTATTGGAGCTACAGTTAGACTGCAAGCTGGTAAACAAACAGAACAGGCTACTAATTCTTCTTTGCTGACTTTATGTGCCTTTGCTGTTGACCCACCTAAAACTTATTTAGATGCTGTCAAGAGTGGCCATAGACCTGTTGGTAACTGTGTAAAAATGCTTGCTAATGGCTCTGGTAATGGACAAGCTATTACCAATGGCGTTGAAGCTAGCACAAATCAAGATTCATACGGTGGTGCTTCTGTGTGTCTCTATTGTAGAGCACATGTTGAACACCCAGATATGGACGGGTTTTGTAAGCTTAGAGGCAAGTATGTTCAGGTGCCGTTAGGAACTTTGGATCCTATACGTTTTGTACTTGAAAATACAGTTTGTAAGGTTTGTGGCTGTTGGCAAGCTAATGGTTGCACTTGTGATAGAGCTGTCATACAGAGTGTTGACAGCGGTTATTTAAACGAGTGCGGGGCTCTAGTGCAGCTCGACTAGAGCCCTTAAATGGTTCGGACACACATCATGTGTTCCGTGCTTTTGATGTTTACAATCGTGATGTCGCGTGTATTAGCAAATTTCTTAAGGTGAACTGTGTTCGTCTCAAGAATCTTGATAAGCACGACGCTTTTTGGATTGTAAAGAAATGTACGAAGTCAGTTATGGAACACGAGCAGTCCATTTATAATCTGATTTCGGATTGTGGTGCAGTTGCAAAGCATGACTTTTTCACTTGGAAAGAGGGTAGGTCTGTCTATGGTAATGTTTGTCGTCAAGATTTGACTGAATATACCATGATGGACTTATGTTATGCATTGCGCAACTTTGATGAAAATAATTGTGAAACTCTTAAAAAGATTCTTGTTGTAGTGGGAGCTTGTGATGAGTCCTACTTTGACAATAAGCTATGGTTTGATCCTGTTGAAAATGAAGACGTCCATCGTGTCTATGCCAAATTGGGTACTATTGTTGCCCGTGCCATGCTTAAGTGTGTTAAATACTGTGATGCAATGGTTGAACAAGGCATAGTTGGTGTTATTACGCTTGATAATCAGGATCTCAATGGTGACTTTTATGATTTTGGAGACTTTGTGACTAGTGTTAAGGGTATGGGAGTGCCTATATGTACGTCATATTATTCTTATATGATGCCAGTTATGGGTATGACCAACTGCTTAGCTAGTGAATGTTTTATTAAGAGTGATATTTTTGGAGAAGATTTTAGAACCTTTGATCTCTTGGCGTATGACTTCACAGAGCATAAGGTCAATCTTTTCAATAAATATTTTAAACATTGGGGGCAAACTTACCACCCCAATTGTGAAGATTGTCACGATGAAAGTTGCATTGTTCATTGTGCCAACTTCAATACTTTGTTTGCAACTACTATACCAATTACAGCTTTCGGACCTTTGTGTAGGAAGTGTTGGATTGATGGGGTGCCGTTGGTGACAACTGCAGGCTACCATTTTAAACAATTGGGTATAGTTTGGAACAAAGATCTTAATTTACATTCAAGCAGATTGACGATCAATGAATTATTACAATTCTGTGCTGACCCGTCACTGCTTATAGCATCGTCTCCGGCTTTAGTTGACAAACGTACAGTTTGCTTTTCTGTAGCTGCACTTGGCACCGGTATGACTAATCAGACTGTCAAACCAGGTCACTTTAACAGAGAATTCTATGACTTCTTGCGAAGCCAAGGTTTCTTTGAAGAAGGTTCTGAGTTAACTTTAAAGCATTTCTTTTTCGCTCAGAAGGGTGACGCAGCTGTTAGAGATTTTGATTATTATAGATACAACCGTACCACTGTTTTGGACATTTGCCAAGCACGTGTTGTCTATCAAATAGTTCAGTGCTATTTTGGTATGTATGAGGGTGGTTGCATAACTGCTAAAGAAGTTATTGTTAACAACCTCAATAAGAGTGCTGGTTATCCTTTTAACAAGTTTGGTAAGGCTGGTTTGTATTATGATTCTTTGTCATATGAAGAGCAGGATGACTTGTATGCTTACACAAAGCGTAATATCATACCTACTATGACCCAGCTTAATTTGAAGTATGCCATTAGTGGTAAAGATCGAGCACGCACTGTTGGTGGTGTTTCACTCTTGTCTACCATGACTACTAGACAATACCACCAGAAACACCTGAAATCTATTGTCAACACTAGAGGTGCTTCTGTTGTTATTGGAACCACTAAGTTCTATGGTGGTTGGGATAATATGCTCAAAACACTTATTAAGGATGTTGAAAACCCCCATTTAATGGGATGGGATTATCCTAAGTGTGATAGAGCTTTGCCCAACATGATTAGAATGATTTCTGCAATGATACTTGGTTCTAAGCACGTTAACTGCTGTAGTTCTAGCGATAGGTACTACAGATTGTGTAACGAACTAGCACAAGTTTTAACAGAAATGGTTTATTCAAACGGTGGCTTTTATGTCAAACCTGGTGGTACTACATCTGGTGATGCTACAACAGCTTATGCCAATTCAGTTTTTAACATATTTCAGGCAACTAGTGCAAATGTTAACCGCTTGTTGAGTGTTGATAGTAATACATGTAACAACATAGAAGTTAAGCAATTGCAGCGTAAGTTGTATGATTGTTGTTATCGATCATCAAGTGTGGATCAAAGTTTTGTTGAAGAGTACTTTGGTTACCTTCGTAAGCACTTTTCCATGATGATACTTTCTGATGATGGTGTCGTATGTTATAATAGTGAGTATGCAGCTTTAGGTTATGTTGCTGATCTCAATGCTTTCAAGGCTGTTTTGTATTACCAGAATAATGTTTTTATGAGTGCATCCAAGTGTTGGATAGAACCTGATATCAACAAGGGTCCACATGAGTTTTGTTCTCAACATACAATGCAGATAGTTGATAAGGATGGTACTTATTACCTCCCTTATCCTGATCCGTCAAGGATACTGTCTGCAGGTGTTTTTGTAGATGACATTGTAAAAACCGACCCTGTTATACTCCTTGAACGATATGTGTCTTTAGCTATAGATGCCTACCCTCTTTCCAAACACGATAATCCTGAGTACAGGCGTGTTTTCACGGTTATGTTGGATTGGGTTAAGCACTTGTACAAGACACTTAACCAAGGAGTTTTGGATTCTTTCTCTGTTACACTATTAGAGGATGCAACTGCAAAGTTTTGGGATGAAAGTTTTTATGCTAGTATGTATGAACAGTCTTCTGTATTGCAATCTGCGGGTCTATGTGTTGTCTGCTCTTCACAGACAGTCCTAAGATGTGGCGATTGTATACGTAGACCCATGTTGTGCACTAAGTGTGCTTATGATCATGTTGTAAGTACTAGTCATAAATTCATCCTGGCTATTACTCCTTATGTGTGCTGTTCTTCTGGCTGTGGAGTCTCAGACGTCACCAAATTATATTTGGGTGGTCTGAGTTATTGGTGTGTCGACCACAAGCCTAGACTTTCTTTTCCTTTGTGTTCTAGTGGTAATGTCTTTGGGCTGTATAAAAATTCAGCTACTGGTTCACCAGATGTGGATGACTTTAATACGTTAGCCACCTCTGATTGGACAGATGTCAAAGATTATAAGTTAGCAAATGACGTTAAAGATTCTTTGCGTTTATTTGCTGCTGAAACCATTAAGGCTAAGGAAGAGAGTGTTAAGTCTTCTTACGCTTGTGCCACTATTCATGAAGTGGTGGGACCTAAAGAGCTGGTGTTAAAATGGGAGGTTGGTAAACCACGTCCTCCTCTAAGTCGTAATTCTGTTTTCACGTGTTATCACATAACGAAAAACACCAAGTTTCAAGTTGGTGAGTTTACGTTTGAGAAATTAGATTACGACAATGACGCCGTTAGCTACAAGTCCACAGCGACAACAAAGTTGGTACCCGGTATGGTATTTGTGCTCACTTCGCACAATGTTCAACCGTTGAGAGCACCTACAATAATTAACCAAGAACGTTATTCTACTCTGCATAAGCTTAGACCAGCCTTCAACATTCATGAGGACTACTCTAATCTTATACCTTATTATCAGTTAATAGGTAAGCAGAAGCTTACCACAATCCAAGGTCCTCCTGGTAGTGGTAAGTCTCATTGCGTTATTGGTTTGGGGCTCTATTTTCCTGGTGCCAGAATTGTTTTTACAGCTTGTTCACATGCTGCTGTTGATTCACTTTGTGTTAAGGCAGCCACAGCTTATAGCTCAGATAGATGTTCTCGTATTATACCTCAAAAGGCTCGCATTGAGTGTTATGATGGATTTAAATCCAACAACACTAGTGCGCAGTATCTATTTTCAACTGTCAATGCGTTACCAGAAGTTAATGCAGACATTTGTGTTGTAGATGAGGTGTCCATGTGTACTAACTATGATTTGTCTGTTATAAACCAACGTGTTAATTACAGGCACATTGTATATGTTGGTGATCCTCAGCAATTACCAGCACCTAGAGTTATGATAACTAGAGGTGTTTTGGTGCCTGAGGATTATAACGTGGTTACGAGACGTATGTGCGTTCTTAAACCTGATATCTTTTTGCACAAGTGTTATCGTTGTCCAGCTGAAATTGTTAATACAGTTTCTGAGATGGTTTACGAGAACCAGTTTGTGCCCGTAAAATCTGAGAGCAAAGAGTGCTTTAAGATTTATTGTAGAGGTAATGTTCAGGTTGATAATGGTTCTAGTATTAACAGACGACAACTTGAAGTTGTTCGTATGTTTTTGGCTAAGAATCCTAAATGGGCTAAAGCTGTTTTTATTTCTCCTTACAACAGCCAAAATTATGTTGCTGGCAGAGTTTTGGGTCTTCAAATTCAAACTGTTGACTCTTCACAAGGTAGTGAGTATGATTATGTCATTTATACACAAACTTCTGATACTGCTCATGCTAGTAACGTTAATAGGTTTAACGTTGCTATAACTAGAGCTAAGAAGGGTATCCTGTGTATTATGTGTGATCGTGAGTTGTTTGACATACTTAAGTTCTATGAACTTAAATTGTCCGACTTGCAAGTTGGTGATGGTTGTGGTCTTTTTAAAGATTGTTATAAAGGCGAAGATAACCTTCCACCATCACATGCACCTACGTTTATGTCTCTGTCTGACAATTTTAAAACAGATAAAGATCTTGCTGTTCAAATAGGCGTCAATGGTCCTGTCAAATATGAGCATGTTATCTCTTTTATGGGATTCAGATTTGACATTAATGTGCCAAACCAACATACGTTGTTTTGCACTCGTGATTTCGCGATGCGCAACGCTAGGGGTTGGCTAGGTTTTGATGTCGAAGGTGCTCATGTTATTGGCAGCAATGTTGGTACTAATGTTCCACTACAATTGGGCTTTTCCAATGGTGTTGATTTTGTTGTACGGCCAGAGGGTTGTGTTTCCACTGAAGTCGGTGATGTTATTCAACCCGTTCGTGCTCGAGCTCCACCAGGCGACCAATTTACGCATTTGTTACCTTTGTTGCGTAAAGGTCAACCATGGTCTGTTATTAGGCGTCGTATTGTTCAGATGTGTAGTGATTATCTTGCTAATTTGTCAGATACACTCATATTTGTTCTTTGGTCTGGTGGTTTGGAACTCACTACAATGAGGTACTTTGTTAAACTTGGGCCAGTGCAAACTTGTGACTGTGGTAAACGTGCTACTTGTTACAATAGCACCAACCACACTTTCTCTTGCTTTAGACATGCACTTGGCAGTGATTATATATATAACTGCTACTGCATTGACATTCAGCAATGGGGTTACACAGGTTCACTTAGTATGAATCACCATGAAGTTTGTAACATTCATAGAAATGAACATGTTGCTTCAGGTGATGCAGCTATGACTAGGTGCTTGGCTATTCATGACTGTTTTGTTAAGAATGTTGACTGGTCCATTACTTACCCATTTATTGCTAACGAGCAGGCTATTAACAAGAGTGGTCGTTTGGTACAATCACATGTAATGCGTGCAGTCTTGAAACTGTACAATCCTAAGGCTATCCACGATGTTGGTAATCCTAAAGGCATACGTTGTGTTGTTACAGACGCCAGTTGGTATTGTTATGATAAAAATCCTACAAATACCAATGTTAAAATGTTAGAGTATGATTATATTACTCATGGCCAGTTGGATGGCTTGTGCCTGTTTTGGAATTGCAATGTGGACATGTACCCAGAATTTTCTGTAGTTTGTAGGTTTGACACAAGAATGCGTTCAACCCTCAATCTAGAAGGCTGTAATGGTGGTTCGTTGTATGTCAACAACCATGCTTTCCACACACCAGCTTATGATAAACGTGCATTTGCTAAGTTAAAAGCAATGCCGTTTTTCTTTTATGATGATAGTGAGTGTGAGAAACTTCAGGATGCAGTCAATTACGTGCCTCTTAGAGCATCAAATTGCATTACCAGGTGTAATGTTGGAGGTGCAGTCTGCAGTAAACATTGTGCTTTGTACCATAACTATGTTATGGCATACAACACTTTTACTACTGCTGGTTTTACCATCTGGGTACCTAATAGTTTTGACATGTTTAATCTATGGCAGACATTTAAGAATTCAAACGTGCAAGGTTTGGAGAACATAGCCTACAACGTTGTCAAGAAGGGGTCATTCGTTGGTGTAGAAGGTGAATTACCTGTTGCCGTAGTTAATGACAAAGTAATGGTTCGTGATGGTGTTTCAGATAATGTTGTGTTTGTTAATAACACTTCTTTGCCTACAAATGTGGCCTTCGAGCTATATGCCAAGCGTAAAGTAGGTTTGACGCCACCCTTAACCATATTGAAAAATTTAGGTGTTGTTTGCACCAGTAAATGTGTTTTGTGGGATTATGAAGCCTCAAGACCTCTTACTACTTTTACTAAGGATGTTTGTAAATATACTGATTTTGATGGTGACGTTTGTACACTTTTTGATAATAGTGTTCCTGGTGCTTTTGAGCGTTTTACTGTTACTAAGAATGCAGTGCTCATTTCACTTACTGCTGTCAAGAAGTTAACTGCCATCAAACTTACATATGGTTATCTCAATGGTGTACCTGTTTTTACACATGAAGATAAACCATTTACTTGGTACATTTACACTCGAAAGGATGGTGCCTTTGTTGAATACCCTGATGGTTATTTCACTCAAGGACGTGTCATTTCAGATTTTCAACCTCGTAGTAACATGGAAGAAGATTTTCTTAACATGGATATGGGTTTGTTTATAAGTAAATACGGACTAGAAGATTATGGTTTTGAACATGTTGTGTTTGGTGATGTTTCTAAAACCACATTGGGTGGTTTGCATTTACTTATATCACAAATACGTCTTTCTAAGATAGGTGTTCTTAAAGTTGAAGATTTTGTTTCTAGTTCAGATAGTACACTCAAATCGTGTACAGTTACTTATGTTGACAACCCTAGTAGTAAGATGGTTTGTACATATGTTGACTTGTTGCTTGATGACTTTGTTAACATACTTAAATCTGTAGATTTGAGCGTTGTTTCAAAAGTTCATGAAGTAGTTATAGATTGTAAAGTTTGGCGTTGGATGTTGTGGTGTAAAGACCACAAAGTACAAACCTTCTATCCTCAGCTCCAGTCAGCTGAATGGAAGTGTGGTTATTCAATGCCATCAATCTACAAGATTCAGCGCATGTGTTTGGAACCTTGCAATTTGTACAATTATGGCAGTGGCCTGAAGTTACCAGATGGTATCATGTTTAACGTAGTCAAATACACACAGCTTTGTCAGTATTTGAACAGCACTACAATGTGTGTTCCACACCACATGCGTGTGTTACACTTAGGTGCTGGTTCTGATAAGGGTGTCGCACCTGGTACTGCAGTTTTGCGCAGGTGGTTACCCCTTGATGCTGTGATTGTTGACAATGATGTCAATGACTATGTTAGTGATGCAGATTTCAGTTACACTGGTGATTGTGCTTCTATGTACCTAACAGACAAGTTCGACCTGGTCATCTCTGATATGTATGACGGTAGAACTAAGTCTTGTGATGGTGACAATGTTTCCAAAGAGGGCTTCTTTCCCTACATTAATGGTGTTATCACCGAAAAATTAGCGCTGGGTGGAACAGTTGCTATTAAAATAACTGAGTTCAGCTGGAATAAAAAGCTTTATGAACTCATTCAGAAGTTTGAGTACTGGACCTTGTTTTGTACCAGTGTCAATACTTCGTCCTCTGAAGCCTTTTTGATTGGTGTGCATTTTCTTGGTGATTTTTCCACCAATGCTATCATTGATGGTAATATTATGCACGCCAATTACATATTTTGGCGTAATTCCACTATTATGACCATGTCTTATAATAGTGTTTTAGATTTAAGTAAATTTTCATGTAAGCATAAAGCCACTGTGGTGGTTAATTTGAAAGACAGCTCAGTCACTGATTTGGTGCTTGGTCTTTTGAAAAATGGTAAGTTGTTGATTAGAAATAATGGTGTTGTTTGTGGGTTTTCCAACCACTTGGTAAATTCAACCAAATGAAATATACACTTTTATTTTGTGTAGTTTTTGCTACGGTGTCTTTTGGCTTTGCCGATAATGAGCGCTGTAACAAAACTGTCAACCTTACTAGGTTATTTTCTAAGTTTGATATACAACCACCATCTCAAGTTGTTTTAGCTGGTCTTTTACCAAATCAGACAGCACAATGGAAGTGCACCACAGAAACTAACAAAAGAGATGAGGGTGTTGGTGTTAAGGGTGTCTTTCTTAGCTATGTGAGTTCTGGGCGTGGGTTTACGATAGGGGTTTCTCAATATAACTTTGACCCTAGTACTTACCAGCTTTACTTGCACAGAGATACAAATGGCAACTCTAATGCTTTTGCGTATTTGCGCATATGCAAGTGGCCCAGCAAGAAATGGTTACAATCTACATCCAACATGGATACCAGTGGTAGGTTTTGTTTGGTCAACAAGAAAATACCAGCTGCGTTTACTGATCATGCCAATATGGTTGTCGGTATAACATGGGACCAAGATCGGGTCACTTTTTACACTGACAAAGTCTACCATTTTTATGTCCCAAACAACCGCTGGTCACGTGTGGTGTCGTGGTGTAGTGCTGCGGATAGTTGTGCTATGCAATATATTAACAGTACTATCTATTACAATCTTAATGTAACAACACCAGGGCCTGGTGGTATCACTTATTCTGTTTGTACAAAACATTGTACTGGTTTGGCAGACAATGTTTTTTCCACAGATCAGGGTGGCCACATACCACCTATTTTTCCGTACAACAATTGGTTCTTGTTGACTAACACATCCACGTTGGTACAGGGTGTTACTCGTGTGTTTCAACCATTTCTTGTCAATTGCTTGGTTGCATTGCCTAAGTTGCAAGGTCTTACTACCACTCTGTCTTTTGACTCACCACTTAATGTGCCTGGGTTTTCCTGTAACGGCGCCAATGGTTCTAGCTCAGCGGAAGCCTTTCGTTTTAACGTCAATGATACTAAGTTGTTTGTTGGTGCTGGCGCTGTTACATTGAACACCGTCGATGGTGTTAATGTTTCTATTGTGTGCTCCAATAATGCAACACAGCCCACTAGGTCAAACAACTTGCAGGAAGACCTGCCTTACTATTGCTTCACTAACACTAGTAGCGGCACTAATCACACTGTTAAGTTTCTTTCAGTTTTCCCGCCAATCATTCGTGAGTTTGTGATCACCAAATATGGCAATGTCTATGTTAATGGCTATATCTATTTGAGAACTAGACCATTGACAGCCGTGCACTTGAACGCATCCTCTCATTCGCAGGACGTAGCAGGGTTTTGGACTATTGCCGCCACAAACTTCACGGATGTGCTTGTTGAGGTGAACAACACAGGCATTCAGAGGTTGTTGTATTGTGACACGCCTGAAAACAGTGTCAAATGTTCACAACTCTCTTTTGAACTGGAGGACGGGTTTTATTCCATGACTGCAGATAATGTTTATGCAGTAACTAAGCCCCACACGTTTGTGACTTTGCCCACGTTTAATGACCATGGGTTCGTTAATGTTACTGTGGGTGGTAACTTTGACAGTTCATACCCACCAAAGTTCACTGCTAATGGCACCTTAGTTAATAACGGCACTGTGGTGTGTGTCACTTCTAATCAGTTCACCCTTAGACACGACTTTATGGTAGGTTATTCTGCTGATATGCGTAAGGGTATATTTGAGTACTCTAGTACATGCCCTTTCAATAGAGAAACTATCAATAACTACCTTACGTTTGGTCGTATTTGTTTCTCTACTTCACCGGCGGACGGTGCTTGCGAATTGAAGTACTATGTTTGGAACACCATTGGAGCCGTTTCACACCTGGCTGGCACCTTGTATGTTCAACATACAAAGGGTGACATAATAACTGGTACACCCAAACCATTGCAGGGTTTGAATGACATTTCTGAATTGCACCTAGACACGTGCACCACTTACACCATTTATGGTTTTAGGGGTGACGGTGTTATTAGGTTGACCAATCAAACTTTCTTGTCAGGTGTCTACTACACTTCAGAGAGTGGTCAGTTATTAGCTTTTAAGAATGTCACTACAGGGCAGATTTATTCTGTTACACCCTGCCAACTGGTTCAGCAGGTTGCTTTTGTTGAGGATAGGATTGTTGGCGTCATTAGTAGTGCTAATAATACTGGGTTCTTTAATTCCACAAGAACATTTCCAGGCTTCTATTATCACTCTAATGACACCACCAATTGCACCTCACCAAGACTTGTTTACTCTAATATAGGTGTTTGTACTAGTGGTGCCATAGGTTTGCTGTCTCCTAAAGCTGCACAACCTCAGGTTCAACCCATGTTCCAGGGTAATATTAGTATCCCTACTAATTTTACTATGAGTGTGCGCACTGAGTATATACAGTTGTTTAACAAACCCGTTTCTGTAGACTGCGCAATGTATGTCTGCAATGGTAATGACCGTTGTAAGCAATTGTTGTCTCAGTACACTTCAGCATGCAAGAACATAGAATCTGCGCTGCAGCTCAGCGCAAGGTTGGAATCAATGGAGGTTAACTCTATGTTGACAGTTTCAGATGAGGCACTTAAGCTTGCCACTATAAGCCAATTTCCTGGTGGTGGTTATAATTTTACCAATATTCTTCCAGCAAATCCTGGTGCTAGGTCAGTTATTGAAGACATTTTGTTCGATAAAGTTGTCACTAGTGGTTTGGGCACAGTTGATGAAGATTATAAACGCTGCAGTAATGGACTGTCTATTGCAGATTTAGCTTGTGCGCAGCACTATAACGGCATTATGGTGTTGCCGGGTGTTGCGGACTGGGAAAAGGTCCATATGTACTCGGCTTCACTTGTCGGTGGTATGACCTTAGGTGGTATCACTTCTGCTGCGGCTTTGCCTTTCTCATATGCAGTGCAGGCAAGACTTAATTATGTTGCACTACAGACCGACGTGCTGCAACGTAATCAACAAATGCTAGCCAATTCCTTTAATAGTGCTATTAGTAACATCACATTAGCTTTTGAGAGTGTCAATAACGCTATCTATCAAACTTCTGCTGGTTTGAATACGGTAGCAGAGGCACTTTCAAAAGTACAGGATGTTGTGAATGGTCAAGGAAATGCACTCAGTCAACTAACAGTCCAATTGCAGAATAATTTTCAAGCTATTTCCAATTCTATTGGTGACATTTATAGTAGGTTAGATCAGATAACTGCTGATGCGCAAGTTGACAGACTTATCACAGGTCGGCTTGCAGCTCTTAATGCCTTTGTTGCACAGTCACTTACCAAGTATGCAGAAGTGCAAGCTAGTAGGACATTGGCCAAGCAAAAGGTTAACGAGTGTGTTAAGTCACAGTCCCCCAGATACGGTTTCTGTGGTGATGAAGGGGAACATATTTTCTCACTCACCCAAGCTGCTCCACAGGGTCTGATGTTCCTACACACCGTTTTAGTACCTAATGGTTTTATTAACGTTACAGCAGTTACAGGTTTATGTGTTGATGAGACCATAGCTATGACATTACGTCAGAGTGGATTTGTCTTGTTTGTGCAAAATGGTAATTATCTCGTGTCACCGAGGAAAATGTTTGAACCTCGGAGACCTGAAGTTGCTGATTTTGTGCAAGTAAAAACATGCACGATTAGTTATGTTAACATCACCAATAACCAGTTGCCTGACATTATTCCAGATTATGTAGACGTTAATAAGACTATAGATGAGATTTTGGCCAACCTACCTAATAATACTGTGCCTGATTTGCCACTTGATGTCTTTAATCAAACATTTCTTAATCTCACTGGTGAGATTGCAGACCTTGAAGCGCGATCTGAATCCCTTAAAAACACATCAGAAGAACTTAGACAGTTGATCCAAAATATTAACAACACACTTGTAGACCTTCAGTGGCTTAATAGGGTTGAGACCTTTATTAAGTGGCCGTGGTACGTGTGGTTGGCTATTGTTATAGCTCTTATTTTGGTTGTTTCACTGCTTGTGTTCTGCTGTATATCTACAGGTTGTTGCGGTTGTTGCGGTTGTTGTGGTTCTTGTTTCTCAGGTTGTTGTCGTGGAACTAAACTTCAACATTACGAACCAATAGAAAAGGTTCATGTGCAATAATGTTTCTTGGTCTGTTCCAGTATACTATTGATACTGCAGTTGAGCACACTGTAGAACATGCTAACTTGTCCCAAGAAGAGGCTTTGATGTTGGAAGAAAACATCGTTCCTCTGAGACAAGCTACACATGTTACTGGATTTTTGCTCACCAGTGTTTTTGTTTACTTCTTTGCACTGTTTAAGGCTTCAAGCTACAAACGTAATTTGCTGCTATTTTTAGCACGTTTGTTAGCTTTATTAATTTATGCACCCATTTTAATATTTTGTGGTGCATACTTGGACGCTTTTATAGTAGTCGCAACATTGACTTCTCGTCTATTGTTTTTGACCTACTACTCATGGCGTTATAAAACTTATAAATTTCTTATTTACAACTCTTCCACACTTATGTTTTTACATGGTCATGCCAATTATTATAATGGCAGGCCCTATGTAATGCTTGAAGGTGGAAGCCATTACGTCACATTGGGTACTGATATAGTACCATTCGTCAGCCGAAGTAATCTCTATCTTGCCATTCGTGGTAGTGCTGAGTCAGATATCCAACTGTTGAGAACTGTCGAGTTGTTAGATGGTAATTACCTCTACATTTTCTCCAGTTGTCAAGTCGTTGGTGTTACTAATTCAGGTTTTGAGGAGATTCAACTAGACGAATATGCTACAATTAGTGAATGATAATGGTGTAGTTGTAAATGCGATTCTCTGGCTTTTTGTACTCTTTTTTGTGCTAGTTATTAGCATTACTTTCGTCCAACTTATAAACCTTTGTTTTACTTGCCACCGGTTGTGTAATAACGTTGTTTATAAGCCTGTTGGAAAAGTATACGGAGTATACAAGTCTTATATGCGAATTCAACCCTTGACATCTGACATTATTCAAGTATAAACGAAAATGTCTTCGAACCAATCCGTTCCTGTAGAGGAGGTGATTAAACACCTCAGAAATTGGAACTTTTCATGGAATATCATACTTACAATACTCTTAGTAGTGTTGCAGTATGGACATTACAAATATTCCAGGGTTCTCTATGGCTTAAAGATGGCCATTCTTTGGCTTCTTTGGCCACTTGTTCTGGCCCTTTCCATCTTTGATGCCTGGGCCAGTTTTAATGTTAATTGGGTTTTCTTCGCATTCAGCATCCTAATGGCCTGCGTCACAGCTGTGCTGTGGATTATGTACTTTGTTAACAGTATCAGGTTGTGGCGACGCACCCATTCTTGGTGGTCCTACAATCCTGAAACGGACTCTATTCTGTCTGTCTCTGTGCTGGGTCGGCATGTCTGCCTACCAATACTTGGTGCACCCACGGGCGTAACGCTCACACTGCTTAATGGCACATTGCTTGTAGAAGGCTATCAGGTTGCTACTGGCGTACAGGTAAATAATTTACCTGGTTACGTAACAGTCGCCAAAGCTTCAACAACAATTGTCTACCAGCGTGTGGGACGTTCCATGAATGCAAATTCAAGTACTGGCTGGGCTTTCTTCGTGAAGTCCAAGCATGGCGACTACTATGCTGCTGCGAATCCAACAGAGGTTGTAACAGATAGTGAGAAAATTCTACATTTAGTCTAAACAGAAACTTATGGCTTCTGTAAAATTCCAACCTCGTGGTCGTTCCAAGGGACGTGTTCCTCTGTCTCTTTTTGCTCCACTTAGGGTTACTGATGAAAAACCACTTTACAAGGTCCTACCAAATAATGCCGTCCCTCAGGGAATGGGAGGTAAGGACCAACAAATTGGATACTGGGTTGAACAACAGCGCTGGAGAATGCGCCGCGGAGACAGAGTTGACCTGCCATCTAACTGGCACTTCTACTTCCTCGGTACTGGACCGCATTCTGATTTGCCTTTCAGAAAACGCACTGATGGTGTTTTCTGGGTTGCAATCGATGGTGCTAAGACCCAGCCAACAGGCCTTGGCGTACGTAAGTCGTCTGAGAAGCCGTTGGTTCCAAAATTTAAGAACAAATTACCCAATAATGTGGAAATCGTTGAACCTACCACACCAAACAACTCCAGAGCTAACTCAAGGAGTCGTAGTCGTGGTGGACAGTCCAACAGCAGAGGAAATTCCCAAAACAGAGGTGATAAATCCAGAAACCAGTCCAGAAACAGGAGTCAATCTAATGATCGTGGGTCTGACTCGCGAGATGACTTAGTGGCTGCCGTTAAAAAAGCACTTGAAGACCTAGGAGTTGGTGCTGCAAAGCCAAAAGGCAAAACCCAGAGTGGTAAAAACACCCCTAAGAACAAATCTAGGTCAGGCTCTGTGCAACGTGCAGAAGCCAAGGACAAACCCGAGTGGCGTCGTACTCCTAGTGGCGATGAGTCAGTTGAGGTTTGTTTTGGACCCCGTGGTGGCACCAGAAATTTTGGTAGCTCCGAATTTGTTGCTAAAGGTGTGAATGCCCCCGGTTATGCTCAGGCTGCTTCACTGGTACCCGGCGCCGCAGCACTGCTTTTTGGTGGTAATGTTGCCACCAAGGAAATGGCTGATGGTGTTGAAATCACCTATACATATAAAATGTTAGTCCCTAAGGACGACAAGAACCTTGAAATCTTTCTTGCTCAGGTTGACGCATACAAGCTCGGCGATCCCAAGCCTCAGCGTAAAGTCAAACGTTCAAGAACCCCAACACCAAAACCTGCAACAGAGCCAGTTTATGACGACGTTGCTGCAGATCCTACTTACGCCAATCTTGAGTGGGACACCACAGTGGAGGATGGTGTTGAGATGATCAACGAGGTTTTTGACACCCAGAATTGAATTCAACTAAAACAATGTACAGAATTGTAGCTATTGTTTTGGCTGAGCTTTTTCGAGCACTGGCCATTTTTGGCTCATTCTTCCAAATTTTTTTGCTATATTTTGATTGCATTTCCAAGGTGAGTTTAAGCTGTCCTACAGGACGTTGGTGTTTGCTTACATGTGCTGATTTCCTTATTCTTGTGCTCATATTCTTTCTTTTCTTGGTGCCTTTTTCTTACTGTTTAGTGGTGTACATCGTTAAAGATGATTGGGCCCCCTGGATGTGGTATGTTAACCTCTACAGGCCCCTACATGATGCCTTAATCAGATTTCTTATGACACCAGACTTTGCTGTCTTGGTTTTATCTTTCTTGTTCATGATCTTAACATGGCTGCTGGGCATTGGAATCTTCCAATACTAGCGGTCTTGGTCTTGCACACAACGGTAAGCCTGTAATAATGACAGTGCAAGCAGGTTATTATTATATTGCAGCTACGAGGCGAACGTAGTCTTTTACAATTATTTCATAGCATGAGTAATCAAAGATCCGCTTGACGAGCCTATATGGAAGAGCATGCATGAAAAATTGTATATTTGACTATCTAGTAACTGAAGACCTAGCTGCTTTGATAGGGATACGAAAAAAAAAAAAAAAAAAAAAAAA